TAGTTTCATCGGAGTTTCCGTTTATATTATATTTAACTCAAAGCAATCATATTGTAAACTAAACTTATTTTGTTGTCAAATGCCCTTGTTTTGTGCGGTGCGCAACATCTCAGTATAAATACTAATACACACATCAGGAGACGGAAATGTTCAAAAAAGTTCTAAAAACCACATGGGATTTTCTCTGCGAAATTGGCAAGGCTAGATATGCAGCAGAATTGGCCCGCAATGGCAAATGGCGAGAAGCGCAGGAAGTTTGCCGAAAATAATATGTTTTACAATTTTAAAGAGGTTCCTTATGATACCTGGGGACCTTGGCGCAATCAGTGGGGCTACGTTACAACCGTAGCCCAGTTCGACGAAGACGATATAATGTTAAAAAGTATCACACCTTATAACAGAAAAATCGTTAGAAGATTCACAGACTGGGAAGACTGTCAGAAATTGATAGAATTGCTAGAACAGGATCGGAGATTTTGACTATGCTGACTCTTGATTTCTATCCCTCAGGGATATATAATAATACATACACAAACACACAAGGAGAAGTTATGTTTTCACCACATTTTTACATTGACTCATTTCAAAACACTAAGAAGATCGTTACGGATCAAGTGTTCAAAGATCCTGCACTAAACAAAGCAGCTCACGCATATATCGATGCACAAACACAATTCGCCAAGATGGCTGTGAACAACACTATCGACATGGCTAAATATTCTGTGGAATCAGTTAGTAAGTATCTGTTTCCTAAGAAGGATGTGACCGCCTAAAGGTCTAGACATACACACACAAGGAGAAAATTATGTCAATTACAAACGGACTAGAAATGAAAGCACCAGAAGTTAAGTTTAACAAGAACGGTTATGAAATCCGCACAGAAATTCTTGAAATGGCTAAGGATTTGGTTGGTCAAGAGTTTAATTACAAGTGGCAGGGTTGGGAAGTATCTGTGAAGCGCGACGACAAAACTGGACAAGTATTGTCTAAGGTAGATATGCCTGAGTTCCCAGGTTTAGATAAAGTATTAGAAACCGCCGAAAAGATGTATTCTTTTGTTAATCAAGGCGTGAAGAAGTAATATAGCTCGTAGAGCATTATTATAGAAAAGAGAAACCCCCTTTAAGGGGGTTTTTTCTTATCTAACTGTTGCTAACTTAAAAAATCTAAGTATGTTGATATACATCCATCCTATATCAAACTCATACCATTTCTGACTAAATCTAGCATTGGCACCATCTGCGTGATGATTGTTGTGCAATTCTTCCCCGCCAATCCACAATGCCCAGGGCCATAAATTGCGACTAGTGTCTTTGGTATCTGTATTACGATATCCCCACCAATGAGCTAATCCGTTTACTACTCCGGCGGCCCAGAACGGTATCCATATCATTTGGATACCCCACACTAACAGTCCTACAGGTCCAAAAAGAACAAGGTCTATGACCAACATCAATAGAATCCCTAAGCGACTATGTGCGGAGTAAATGTTACGCTCTAACCAATCATTAGGAGTTCCAACTCCTAGTTTTTCGACCATGGCTGTATCTTTGCTGGCTTCGTGATACAATAATGCGCCACCGAATAACACTTTCTTAATTCCATAAATTTGCGGACTGTGAGGATCAGAGTCAGTGTCGCTGGCCTGATGGTGCTTGCGATGTATTGCTACCCATTGTTTAGTAACCATACCTGTAGTCAACCATAACCAAAAACGCATTATATGATTAACTACCGGATGGAAAGCTACTGCTTTATGTGTCTGCGATCTGTGCAAATAGAGCGTGACACAAGCAATGGTAATTTGAACCATTACCAAGGTGTATATAAATTCAATCATTAATAATTCCCTGAGCTTAGAACTATCTTGCAAATATGTTCTAATCTCTCTATATGTTCAAAAGACCGCCATGGCGTTGAATCTATAGCCACGACCCCATGTCCTTTAATTCCAACTATATCATACTTAATCTCTCCAGTATTTGGATTTAAACCCAACTTTTCGTGACATTGATCGCCTAATTCTTGTGATATCGGCGGAACATCACCTACATTGGGTGCTACTCTAGTATAACGACTAAGTTCTGGAAAATCTTTAGCCAATTCACTTAGTTCGATTCCGGCATGCATGGCAGCAACAATATAGGTAGGATGGATATGAGTAACTACACGAACTTCATCTTGGTATATTTCACGTTGTAGACCAAAGTGCAGAGGCATTTCACCTGTGGGCTTCAATCCTATACTGATATCGCTGTAAGGCATTTCCTCCCAACTATACAACATTTCTGCTGTGCCTGCACCGCTATTGATACATTTGTTTATTTTAATCTTTTTAAACTGATCAGGTTGCATTGTCTGTTTGCGCACACCACTAGGAGTAACATAGAAATGATCTCTATCGTGATGACGAATAGAGATGTTGCCATCTCTACTCGTAATCCAATTGCGCTTATATGCTTCTACTAGAATATCGCAAATGGTTTCTAACATTAGTGAAATTGCTCCGCTTCTGTAGAACTCTTGTTGGCCACTGTGCTGGTAGCACCAACTGCTTCACTGATTAGATCAAAGTAACCAACGCCAACTTCACGTTGATGTTTAACGGTTGTGAAGCCACGAGCCTGGGCGGCAAATTCACGTTCCTGCATTTCACTGTAGCCAGCCATACCACGTTGTTTGTATGCTTCTGCTAATTCAAATGTTGCTAGGTTAACACTGTGGAATCCTGCTAGTGTAATGAATTGGAACTTATATCCTAATTCACCTAGCTCGCGCTGGAATGTTTCGCACTCGTCTACAGATAAAAACTTACGCCAATTAAAACTAGGGCTGCAATTATAAGCCAACATTTGGTCTGGAAACTCAGCATGTATAGCATCGGCGAATTTCTTAGCCTGTGCAATATCAGGTGTGCTAGTTTCGAACCATAGGAGATCAGCGTAAGGGGCATAAGCAAGACCTCGGCTAATACATGCATCAAGCCCATTTTTAAATTTGTAAAAACCTTCTTCAGTGCGTTCATCGATAATAAAATCCTTGTCTAACGGGTCATGGTTGCTGGTAATCAACGTTGCTGATTCTGCATCTGTTCTTGCTAGAATAACTGTATCAACACCTGCTACATCTGCGGCCAATCTCGCAGCCTGTAGGTTACGAATCGCTTGGCTAGTAGGAATTAGAACCTTACCGCCCAAGTGACCGCATTTCTTTTCACTTGATAATTGATCCTCAAAGTGAACTGCGGCTGCACCTGCTTCGATCATGGCCATCATCAATTCGTATGCGTTTAACGCACCACCAAAGCCTGCTTCAGCATCAGCAACGATTGGTAGGAAGTAATCTGTAGTTACATTACCTTCTGAGTATTCGATTTGATCAGCACGACGGAAAGCATTGTTGATCTGTTTAACGATTGTAGGAACAGAGTTTACTGGATATAAACTTTGATCAGGATATGTTTGACCTGCGGTGTTAGCGGCTGCGGCCACTTGCCAACCCGATAGGTAAATTGCTTTGAGTCCTGCTTTGGCATGTTGGACTGCTTGTTGTCCACTGTATGCGCCTAGCGTATTAACGTATGGTTCTGTAGCTAGAAGTTCACGTAGTTTGGTAGCACCACGTTTGGCTAAAGTGTGCTCAATTTGTAATGAGCCTTGTAACTTGCGGACTGTGTCTTGTGTGTAATTGCGTTTTTTCACGATATCTCCTTTGCTGTGATGCAGTATTTATGGGTCTTGTAGAGGACTTGACAAATTAATTAACTGAGTGTATAATAGCTGTATGAAAAATAAAATCATTTTAACAGACGCAGACGGAGTTCTGCTAGATTGGGAATACGCTTTCTCAGTTTGGATGGAACAACATGGTTTCCAAAAAACCGAGGATCACCAATTCAAATACGATATTGGCAAACGCTATGGTATTGAAAAAGAGCAGGCCAAAAAACTCATAAAGATGTTTAATGAATCGGCACATATGGGTTTCTTACCGCCCTTGCGTGATGCTATGTTTTATGTAAAACGGCTACACGAAGAACACGGTTATGTGTTTCATTGTATCACATCTATGAGTTCAGATGAGAATGCACAGGAACTACGCAAAATGAATCTGCGTAAGTTGTTTGGAGAAACTGCATTTACCAAATTTATCATACTAGAAACAGGTGCTGATAAAGACGAAGTATTGGACAAGTATCAAGACAAAGGCTATTGGTGGATTGAAGATAAAATTACCAATGCTGTAGCTGGTCAAGATCGAGGTCTAAAAAGTTTACTTATGGAACATGGACACAATATGGATTTTGAACATCCGGAAATTCCTAGAGTAAAGAACTGGAAAGAAATCTACGAGAGAATCGTAGGCTAAATATTTTCGGGGAGTAACCAACCTGTAGTTAGGGTTCTATATATCGTCAACACGGCGAAACAGCGTCCGGTATATAGACAAAGAGGTGAGACCATAACTTTTTAAAGGAAAATTATGGAACTCTTTACACTCCAAGCCCTTTGGGCATTTCTCGCTATCATTTTGATAGACATTGTATTAGCTGGTGATAACGCTCTTGTTATCGGAATGGCGGCTAACAAATTACCAGACCACTTACGCAAGAAGGCAATCTTCTGGGGAACGTTCGGAGCCATTGCTATACGATTTGTATCAGTTGCGGCACTAACATACCTATTAATGATCCCAGGACTTAGGATCATAGGTGCTCTAGCACTGATATGGATTGGCTGGAAACTGGTATTTGATCACGGCGAACACAACATCGAAGCCAAGGACACCTTCTGGGGTGCAATTGGAACTATTGTGGTCGCTGATGCTGTCATGGGCATAGACAATGCCTTAGGCATTGCCGCAGCCGCCAATGGTAGTTTTATTTTAGTCGCCGCTGGATTGTTGATCAGTGTGCCAATCATATTGTTTGGTGCTACCATGGTCAGCAAGATACTACAACGTTGGCCGGACACAGTATTTCTAGGATCATTTGTGTTATTTGCTGTAGCATTCTTAATGGCTATGAAAGAACCATTAATGGCTGCATGGTGGGCAGGATTAGTTCCTTGGGTGGCCGCAATACTACCTTGGGTAGCTGCATTGGTTATTACTGCTGTTCAATACAATCAGGCAAGATTGCATCTTCACAAAAAGTATTTGTTTAGAAAGAGTTAACAAACTCTAATAAAAGTTTGTAATGAATACCTCGATGCCAATGCGGTTCGAGGTATTTTTTATTATACCAGTATTGACTACTTTCAGGGTGACAGCCTATTAATCCTATGCGGTTTTGAATGATCGCCATAGGATCCATGTTAGGATAAGTTGCTATTGTTTTAAAGCCTGTGCCTTCAAATGCACAACCGTCGTAGAAATACATCCTATGCTGTTCGCCGTTCCATAACACAGGCATGGCTTTTGGGTGTGGGCGATGGGTATCTGTTTTAGGTCGTCTAATATACTGTTCTACTTTGACATTATTAAGTAGGTCAAAGTAATCAGGTCCTGCCCAATATGCGCCCATGCATATGCCAAGATAGCGGCCTCCTTGTTTTACATATCGAACAACATGCTCTTCATTGTATTTCATTAGGCTATCAAATCTATCTGCATCTCCGATGCCTCCGGGAATACAAATACAGTCTACATCATCGAAGAATGTAGATTCTACTTCATCTTTGGAAAATAATTTAAAGGAATGTTGAGGAGAAAGAGATTTTATAATGCCATTAACTGAATCAACTGAGCAAGCTGGTTGATGAACAAATATAGCAATGTGCATGATATAAATTGTAAAAGCTCACTTAGGGGACCATTCCGGGGCACGACTCCCATAATCCCCTGCCCAGCAGCCGGGCACACACTTGTAACGATAACGTCCTAAGGTAGTGTGTTAGTTTTGCTTCTCGATTCTATAATCAGCCTCGTTAGAATCGGGATAGCGTGTAGTCAGCTTACGAAGGACATCAGCTCGATTTTCTCCTTCGATACGTGCTGTTCTTCCTGAAGCTATTTGTGTTACCAAATAAGTTCCTGGGCCGTCATTGGCATCTTGTTCGGGTTCTTCTGGTTCATCTTTCTTAGGTGCCTCAGATGCATAAGAAGCCGGTAACCTATCTTTAATATCAGCAATAGCTTTAGCAACATCATAACCACCTCTTGTAATGCTTTCCGAATTCTGTTTGATTTCTTCGGCTTTACTCTGTAGTGCTTTGATGATTTCTTTCATTAATCCTGGAAATAACTCTGCAAACTTTTTATCGCCTCTAGAATAACTATCGCTTTGATCACCATTATTCATTTGCCCAGTAGGGGCATGCATCTGCCATTTACCATTCTTATCGTCTGGATTCTCTTTATCGAAGATCGAAATGATCGGACCTTCCGGAGCATATCTTTCAAACCAGCGTAGGCCTGAACTAGATCCTGTGCAGAAACTAGCATTGAAACCAACAGAATTATTAAATGTATAACAGGCTCCGTAGTTATAAGGCAATGTAATTAAAAAACGCTCGTTATCGATTAAGGTAGTTTCTTTCTTTTCACGCTTATGTTTTTCGATAGTTTCGGCATCTTTGATCCGAGCAAGCTCGTTACGGTATTCTCTATCTTGTATGATGCGCTGTATCTGTTTGAGACTCTTGAACTTGTTGAAATCTTGATGTGGCTCTTTGAGCTTACCTCGGATGCTCAGTGCTTTCCAAGCACCTAGAGCATCTCCGCCTTCACCGTTGATATCTTCGTAGTCAACAACACCGTTGATATAAAGACGAGTGAGCCAATCGTCAAACTTACCATCTTGACTTAGGTCCCCATAATCTGTTGATCTAAGACTGTCGTCTAACAGTTCACTCCATAACTTAACGACTTGATCGTCTGCAGGCTTTGTTCCCAGTGCTGCTACTTTATTTTTAGGCAATGTGCCGTCATGACGCATAGCAATGGTCAACATCTTGATCATCTTGGGGTCTTTGAGTTTGGCTGCTATGTTAGCTTCTAATACGATTTGATTTAATTTCATCCTGATATCAAAGTCCTTTTAAAGAATCCAAGAACTGTGCCCAGTTTCTTTTGATCGCCATTGGATATATCTGTTAATAACTGCTTTGGGCCTTCTGAACGTTCTGCATTAAATCCTCTACTGTAACCTCTGGTAATGTTACCAGTCTGTTCTGGATAATGATGACTAGCTGCCATCAATACTGCTGTGTTGATAGCTTGAGAAACACTACCTGGAACATCCGAATCTCCTGCCTCTAAACTGTCTATAGCATTTTGTAAAGTTTTAACCTGACTAAGTTTCTTTTCTGCTTTATCAAACGCATCGTTCTTGATCTGATTGGCAATGTGTCCTTTGATGTCTGCGATAGCTGCTGTGATAGCGCGAACCCACAAAGGTTTAAACTTTTTAGTAAGTGTATCTACTGTAACTTCACCTGTAGTTCCTGCCTGTGCATCTGAACGGTTCCTCTTTTTATCATCTACAGCTTTAGAACCTTTGCCTACATAAAATTTCTGTAGTTTTCCAATCTCACCTTTTAAGAAATCTAATATATTTCCACCACGGCTGTCTTTAACTGATCTAGTTTCCCCGCCACTGCTGGCCACAGCTTCGTAGGTATCGCCTCGAGCTTTGATAGCCCCTGTGCCGTTAGCACCTTTGATAATGACCCATGCTCCTTGATAAGCACCCTTTAGTTCTGACCAAGAAATTTTATCTACCTGACGATAATCTTGATCGTGCGCTAATCGCATATCTTTGTGTAGTTTGACGATAACTTCTTTTCCGCCAGGATTGCCGGAGATAAGATCCAGCGATGTAGATGCTTCGTCTACATAACCTTCTAACAGTTGCGCAAATATTTTATAACTTTCTTGTCTCATTAGTTACACCAACTTTGTTTTGCCTCACCGTAATATTCACGAGCAAAGCCATTACGTATTAATTCGGATCGTAGACTCACACCGTTTAGTATGATATCTCCCAATACACGACCACCGAACTTATCCCATCCGTAGAGCGTAACTTGATGCTTTTGGGTTGTAGCGACAGCGTTTTTGGTAAAGGCTGTGGCGGCTTGTCCTCGTTGATCTTCTGAAGGGCATTGGGCTCTGAATCCTTTTTCTGGAGTATCGACTCCGTAGATTCTAATCGCAAGTTCTGGCTTAAGCGGTTTAGGAAGAAACGGCGCACTGATTACTACTGTGTCGCCGTCGTTCACCCTTAAAATTTGTGCATCATAAGTAACACCTTGTGGTGTTTTATCTGCCAGTGCTAATGCGGGCACTGCCAATAATAATAGTAGTAGTTTTTTCATTTATAGGATCCTAAATAACTCTGTATATTTATACGGCTTTTTCAGTATACTCAGCTTTTGTCCATCCGAGCAAATATTCAGCTTTCCAATGATTTTGTTCGAACCCTTGTAGATGATCCCACTTGTTTTTAGCGTTCCAAATACGGATAGCTGCATCTTGCCAATCAGTATGTCGAACAGTATATTCAAAACAGATCATACGATTCTTAAATGTTTCATAGTCGCAGTGATCATATTCCACGTGCAGAACTTCATAAACGGTGCCGTCTTCAGTGACAGCATCTAAAGCAAAATCAAAACCCCATTTACGTTTAGTCCTTAAAAGATAATCTGCTGAAGGGATAAGTTCTTTTAGTTCTTTTAGTTGATCGACAGCTTCTCTATCGTAATTGCAACGACATAAAAACATAGAATGATCTAGTATTAATCCGAGATCAGATTTTTCTAATTCGAACCAAGGCTCCTGCCAACAACGATGATTTAGTATAGGATAGTTAATGGGATAACCCATAGCAGAATAAAACTTCTGTTCTGCTAGATTAAGTTCAAATCCGTCTTTGTCGTAATATTTGAAGTCCTGTGTTTCTAGACCTTCTACAGGTTTTGTGCAAGAAGGATTTGACATCAGTGTTACTTGATGTCTACGAAACATTATTCTTCTTCTTGTGGCTTGGCTTGACAGTGAACACAGGCGCACTCTGAACAGTGATCGCAGGTTTCGTCTAGGCAGCTATGTCCGCAGTGTGCAGGATGTCTGCAATGATTACATAAAAATTCATTCTGTTCTGTCTTTGTCATCTATCGCTCCTCCAGTGACCCATGCTGTGCAACTACGATTGCCAGCGCATTTAAAATGTAAAAAGTTACAGTAACCTAAGTCTGCTCGGTGTATAGTAGCCATGGCATCTGTTTCTTTGCTGTCGCCTTTAATGCCTTCTTCTATACATGCCCACATCTTGTCGCTAACATCAAAGGCAGCACAATTGCCGCACTTCATAGTTTTAGCTGTTTTTTCTGTGATGCCCCAACGACGGGCAGCATCCTTCCAATATGATTCTGGCTCGTCTGGATTGGCAGGACCATAGTGATATTCGTCTATGGCTTTCTGACGATTCTTTAGGTTAACATCTATATCATAGGTAGCAATAGGACAGCCCTTGTTGGCTGCTTCTACTATGTTAATATATTTTCTGTATGTCATCTCTGTTCAATCCAAGTCATTGCAGACAGTGCCGATTTGTTAGCGTTGGGCGATGCTATGGCCAGTGTAAGAATATCGCTGACTGTGCCCAGACTGCCTCTACCTATTTGATAGACTGTGTCTTTATCTAGTCTAATACCTGTGCCTCCACCGCCAATAACGAATCCCGAATCAATATCTACTCCGCCTGTGTAACTGGTAGCTGAGATATCATATTGTGTGAATGAGTTAGCATCGGGCATGTCTACAAAGTTGGCGCCGGTCAGTGTGGCGTTGCGAACTAACTTATAAAACACTGAAGTATTATCTAAAGTGGCCGCTTGAAAGAATGTAGGCAGAACGATACCTTTTAAGGCTGTGCTTTTTAATCTGATGCTGAGTATGGGATAAAATGTATTAGCACTTGCCATAGTCCGACCAGTGATAGGACCAGTTATATTCTGTGCGATACCTAGTTTAGTTGCTGTTCCTTCTGATATAAGGCTGTTAGATCCTTGATATAGATAGTGGGTGCCTGCCACACCTGTGAGATTCTCTAGTTCTAATCTAATAGGCAAGAAAGGTGTCGAGCTCCAGGGCAGAGATGCTATGTTAGCGTGATTAAAGGTATGTATAACATGGGTGAACCCGTTAATGACCCAACCTATGATTATCTGTCCAGCACCATACCATTCATATTCAAATGATACCATTTGAGATTTTGTTGGATCGGCAGTTATTGAATCTATTCCACTTCCGTCTAACTTATCACCGTTCCATTGACTGCGAGGAACCCGAGTTTCAGTCAGAACGCCCGATGTGCTGGTGCGCACCACTACGTTATACTCGGGTAGCCCGTCGGCACCTATTACTCCAGCATCTTCAAAGTAAAATCCGTTATTTTCATCAAAAAGGCCTAATCGCCTGCGTATGCCTGTTACTGGTGTTTGTAATCTTACGGCATATGTTAGCGTAGAACTGCGTCCAGGGATATATCTCATCACATTGCGAGTTTGACGAATTACCTTAGATCCCTGTGTGCTGCCCACTGCCATATCTACCCAGTTGGTATTGGTATTCCAAGTAGCTGATCCTCCCAAGGTAGTGCTTTCATCCCAGACATCTGTTTCTTTACCGTATTGGAATGTATTAAAGAAATCAGTTTGATAATCTGATATTTTGATACGGTTCTTGCTAGTGTAGCCTGCTTGAGAATCTAGTGTTCTTAAACTGGGCTTACCTTCAGCATCATAGGTTAATGCTTTGTGTAGGTCGTAGAGATTGGGTTCGTCACTGTGGACGTAGTTTGTTGAGTTAGGATTTCGAATGCCCATTGATTATGCCCATGGGCGGCCCTGAATTAGACCCCCTACATTTGGATTATCTTCTACAGTATTATCTGCTTTATATTTTGTAGGTAGTTGTGTAATGTCTGCGGTTGTATCGGCATATCTGCCCGGTTCAATAAGATTTTGATCTGCTCTGTCTTGTCCAGCTAGAGCTAGTTTAGCTTCTTGTCTTAGTTTTTTATTTGCTAGAGTTGAAATTCCGTTAGCTGACATTTTAATTTCCTCCGTGGATTCTAAAACTGTTGCCTCGTATATCATCAACGTGCTTAGGTTTGTTTGGCCCACCACCTGCTAGAGTTGTTACTGCGTCTGGTGCAGCATATTCTTCTTTGGGAGTGTTTGAATATTCAGTAGGATCGCCTTTGTCTGCTAGGTCTACGATCTGACGGAATCTGCGAATATCGTCATTGTAAAAATCTTCGTCTTTGATTGCTGGCTTACCTTGTTTCTGCATGAAGCTGACAATATCATCATAGTGTGCCATATCCACCGGGCCGTTCTTGCTGAGTTCTATAACTCTCTGTGCAAGATCATGTATGTCTGCATCTTGTTTGATATCTTCACGAGCTAATTCTAGCAGTCTAATAAAAAGAGGAACGTCTAACTGAACTATATCCATTTGTAATCTCCGATTGAATATTTATCGGTTAAATATGTTTACTATGATCAACAAAGAACCTTTCAAACAATTAATCAAAGACCTTAAAGATTCCGGCAAATATCGTGTATTCAACGACATTGTTCGCGAGCGTGGTGAATTCCCCAAAGCTATATGGTATGGGCCCTATAACATTAAAACTATAGTTAATTGGTGCTCAAACGATTATCTAGGTATGGGGCAGAACAAAGTAGTGCTAGATGCCATGCACACAGCTCTAGACCAAACAGGGTCGGGTTCTGGCGGAACTAGAAATATAGGCGGACATAGTCATTATCATGTGGCCCTAGAACACGAGCTAGCCATACTGCATAACAAAAGTCGTGCCCTGCTGTTTAGTTCAGCATATGTGGCCAACGAATGGACACTGATCAGCCTTGCCAAGATCGTGCCAAATATCCAGTTTATTTCTGACAGTAAAAACCATAACAGTTTGATCGTAGGCATACAACACAGTCGAGCAGCCAAACAGATATTCGAACATAATGATCTAGAAGATCTAGAAAACAAATTAGCTCACAGTAAATTAGCAGGACATACTCCGTGTATAGTATTTGAGTCAGTGTATTCTATGGACGGTGATGTAAGTCCTATCAAGCAGATCTGCGATCTAGCAGACAAATATCAAGCTATAACTTACATCGACGAAGTTCATGCTGTGGGACTTTACGGCACACACGGTGGCGGCAAAGTTGAAGAACTAGGTTTAGAAAATAGAATCGATATCATTAACGGAACACTGGGCAAAGCATTTGGCGTCCAGGGCGGTTACATTGCTGCTGATGCAGATGTTATTGATGCCATCCGTTCAGTAGCTGCTGGATTTATCTTCACCACATCAATGAGCCCTGTGGCCTGTGCTGGTGCTCTAGCCGCAGTTAAGTATCTTAAAGATCATAATGAAATACGAGACAAGCATCAAGAACGTGCTAGAAAACTCAAGCATAGATTAAATGCCAACGGTATTCGAGTCATGGAATGTTCTACTACACACATCGTTCCTGTGCTGGTAGGCGATGCTGTTAAGTGTAAGGCAGTGTCAGATATGCTGTTAAACGAATACAACATCTATGTGCAGCCTATCAACTATCCTACAGTAGATGTGGGAACGGAGCGGTTACGTTTTGCACCTACTCCGTTTCATGATGATGGAATGATTGAAGATCTTATTTCTGCTCTGAAGGCTTCGTTTGCGTATCACCAGGTGCAAGTCTAAAACGGTCTTCAATAATATCTGTAGTTCCTACTTCAAATATCACAGTGTTGGGTTCTAGAGCTTCCACTTGATGGGGGCTCATTTCTGCAAAGTCTGCGGTCTTGCCTGCTTCTAGCTCAGCCTGTTTCAATTCGCCTGTGCCTACATCAGTCCAGGTTACACGAATCTTTCCTTCGTTGACAAACCAGCTCTTGCGTTTATCTCTATGAAACACTAGGCTAGTCTTTGCGCCCACACGCTCAAATACTAGGATCTTTCCACAGTATTTTTCGTTGTTGGCCCAGACTAATTCAAAGCCCCAGCCCTTGTCTAACTTTCCTGTTGGTTGTTGGTTCATGGTCTTTTCTCAATAATTTTATCAATAAGCCCGTATTCTAAGGCTTCTTCTGCGCTCATAAATTTATCTCTATCCATATCACGTTCGAACTCTTCGTAGGTCTTACCTTGGGTATTATGTTTGACATAAAGTTCTGTTAGACGTTTCTTGATGTGCATGATCTCTTTGTATGAAATCTCAATGTCAGATGCCATACCTCTTGCACCGCCCGATGGTTGGTGGATCATATGACGAGCATTGGGCAGCATAAAACGTTTGCCCTTTGCACCTGCATTGGCTAGAAACGATCCCATTGAACAGGCCTGACCCATGACATAGGTAGCCACATCACATTTAATAAACTGCATGGTATCATAGATACTCAAACCTGCTGTGACCACACCGCCCGGCGAGTTAATGAATAAGTTAATGTCTTTGTTTGGATCTTCTGATTCCAAAAATAACATTTGAGCAACAATCAAATTAGCCATATGGTCTTCAACTGGACCATTTAACATAATGATACGCTCTTTGAGTAATCTGCTGTAGATATCGAAAGCACGTTCGCCTTTGGATGTAGTTTCGATTACCATTGGGACTAGTGTCATAGTGTTCCTTTGTTGTATTAAAGTTACAGTATATAGAAAATTGTAACGCAGGTCAAGTATGTAGCAAAAATCTCTTGCTTTTCGGCATTAAGTGAGTATATAATAGTCCTGAAGGTTAAATACTTTGTCGCGAAAGCGATCCCCTTTAGATTGAAATCAAAATGAGCACTTTACTATTAAATGCAGACATGCAACCTATCAGCTTACTTCCGCTGTCTACTGTAGACTGGCAGGAAGCCATACGATATATGGTTTTGGAAAAGGCCACTGTGTTAGAATGGCACAATGATTGGATTGTAAGATCGGCTCGCTGGGAAACCCGTGTGCCAGCTGTTCTGCTGCTCAAAGAATACCAAAAGCCAAAGAACACCATGCGACTATCTAAGCGTAATGTGTTCTTGCGAGATGAATATGTTTGCCAATACTGCGGCACAGATGTAACAGATCAAACTGCTACTTTGGACCACGTTCATCCTGTGAGCCAGGGCGGTAAGACCACTTGGGAAAACTCTACAACTGCATGTAAGCCCTGCAACTACAAGAAGGCTGCTCATGTGGGCAAGTTCAAACCAAAAGTCTTACCATACAAGCCTCATTTTTGGGATCTAGCCGAAAAACGCAAGCGGAAAGGCTATCATTTGGGTCACCCAAGTTGGGCAACCTATTTGGGCTTAGAATGAGTTGACAGGATCTTAGGATCCTGTTATAATTTATGCATGAGGTAAGATAACGCCTCTAACATTTCTAAGTTAAAGGAAAAATGATATGTCTAAAGCAGAAGATCTGAAGATGCAGCCGTTTGACCCTAGTCAAGGGCGCAAAGATAAACGTGTTGCATTAACTCAAGTGGCTCGAGCTGTTGGAAAACGCATCGGCGCTGGAAAGCCAAATACCCGTTTCGATTATAAATCACACCTACAATTTGCTTGGGCGCCAATCGAGCTTTGTTATTTTAACTATGCTCGCCAACGCTACCCAGAGCCCAAACACATTCAGAAGCTCCACAATAAGTGGAACATCATGTGTGTCACTCCGCTTCAAGCTCGTTACAGCAAAAAAGAAAATCGCTATTATATTGCAGACGGTCAACAACACGGCATTGATTGGGTTTTGCAGTATGGAGAAGATGCAGAAGTTCCTATCTTCTATGTTGAAAGCGAAGACGAAAACATCGAATCAATTCAGTTATTGGCCTTGAACACAGACAGTGAACCAATGGCCAAATACTTCATTCATCAACAACAAGTTATTATGGGTGTGCCAGAGGCTGTGGCGCTCGAGAACTGTGTAGTCAATGCAGGTTGTTCCACAGGTTATAAGAAACGTGTGGCCGGCGTGATCACTCACATTAGTCATCTATGGATGGCTCGCGACCATTTCGGATTAGAAGCATTAGGACAAGTTCTAACCAAAATGATGCAGTATTGGCCTACAGAAAAGATCGCAACTGCTACCATGCTAGGCTTCCTTAAAGTTCGTGAAGAAATGGAAGCAGCCAATGTATATTCAGATGAACTGTTTGAAGATGTGTTCTATCAAGCATCAGAGTTTTTTGAAAGTTCAGATCGTCTGCACAATGACATCAAAGAACAATTTCAAGTAGCCTATCCAACTAACTATCGTGGTATGGGTGAGCGTGAAAAAATAGCATCTGGTATCATCGATGCCTACGAGCAACGCACAGGTAAAACTCTATGTGCGAAACCATTTGCAATCACTATGCCGTCGATGGATGAGATCTATGAAGAAGAAACTGTATCCTAAATACGATCCCGGAACATATCTCACTCGCGATCTGTTCCGTGTGGTCTGCGAAACGCAGGATCTAAGACCGGTATGGGCTCATAAGAACTCACAAAAATGGAGTGTGGATTCTCAAGAGTTTTTGAAACTCTGTGGAGAAACCTGTGCCTGTTGTGGCAGTCCGTTGGATTATGGATTGGGTAAAAACAACACAGACAAATTGGACATCCATACTCCTAGCACAGATCATATCAAACCTCGCAGTTTGGGAGGCAATAACGATTTGGATAACCTGTGGATAATCTGCAACAGATGTAATCTATTAAAGAACAATTCGACTCCAGATGATATCCACAGATACCGACGCATTTTGGAAACACTGGAAAAGGTTGACAAACAGATTGTTTGATGTTATACTATTGCCATAGTAAGAATTTAGGAGCAGACTGTGCGTTATTATATTGTCAGTTGGGATAATTTGGGTGTAGAGTTCTTTGAGGAAATCACAGAACACCATCCTGACAATTGGGCTAAACAGCATCTGTTTGACAGCATCAAGCAGAGCAAGAAGGTTGAAACAAAATTCAGTTTCAACATACAGCATCTTAAGATGCGAGCCCAGATGAACAGTCATCGGCACTATGAAATTTATGTGTTCACATCCACAGATGACATCAGTCCAAAAGATATAAGCAATTGGTTTGAGCATGATGCTCAGTCATTTGCCAATTGGGTTCGTGAGAACCACAGTTATGAAATTTACAGTAATCGCAAAACCACAAAGGATGTAATAGTATGAGAACCCAACCGCAAGTTATTATTCAGCGACTTGAAGCAGACAACAGTCGTCTGGCCAAAGAGGCTGTGCTAGAATCTGCTATGACGGAAGGACTGGACGAGTTCTTTGAAGGTGTGCGTATGTGCCTAGACAACCTATATACATTTGGTGTCAAGCAGGTTCCTACATCAGACAAAGACGGACAGGGCCTAAGTTGGGACAACTTCAAACAGTTGGCCGAAGCTCTGTATCGTAGAGAGCTCACAGGTCATGCTGCTCGTGATGCTATCCAATTGGCCATGGATGTGGCCACTCGAGATCAGTGGAACGATTTTTATCGTAGGATTCTTATCAAAGATCTACGCTGTGGTGTGTCTGAAACTACTGTGAACAAGATCGCCAAAAAGACCAAGAATCCCAAATACTCTGTGCCTGTGTTTGAATGTCAGCTCAGTCACGATTCAGCCAATCATGAAAGCAAGCTCACAGGTAAAAAGATCGTAGAGCGTAAGTTGGACGGAGTCCGTTGCCTTACTGTCATAGACTTTGAACAAAGAACTGTGACTCAGTATACTCGCAACGGCAAAGTCCTAGAAAACTTCAAGCATATCACAGACTATCTAGAAAACCATATTGATACATTTGGTCGCAGTTATGTGTTAGATGGTGAGATCATGAGCGGTTCATTCCAGGATCTCATGAAGCAGGTGCATCGCAAGGACAATGTTAATGCATCAGATGCTCATCTCAATCTGTTTGATATCGTGCCTTTGGTAGAGTTCAAA